CACACAGCTGCCGTGCATCGTCTACGCCCAGGACCAGGCCAACCGCGGGCCGTTCATGCACATGCGGGGGATGACCGGCATTGCCCGAGTCACGTACCAGATTTCGTGCCTGGGAACGTCGCTGGTGGACGTGCGAAACCTGTCGAGGGCCGTACGTGTCGCCTTACAATACAAGCAGTCTGCGGCGATACGCTTGGCTGTCGTAAAGAACGACGACGACACGACTGAGCCGCAGGCCGGCGGCGAGCAGCTGCCGATTTACCGCACCGATTTGACCGTAGAGATCACCTATCAGGAGCCGTAAGAGATGGCCATCGACATCGGACAGGGCACGTTCGTGGGGTTCGGTACCGCGCTCCACTCCGCGACGGGGTACAAGATCACCGGCGTGAATCACGGCGGCGTCTCGCGTGCCGTTGCCGACGCCACGCACATGCTGAGCAGTGCCAAGGAGTTCATCGGCTCCGCGATCTACGATCCCGGCGAGCTCTCCGTCGAGGTGCTTTTCGACCCGGCAATCAAGCCGACGGCCGACCTGGCCAACGTCGCCACCAACCAAGTGGTCAACGTGTATTGGGCCAGCGGCGGCACCACGACGACGCTCTGGAGTGCGTTCGGTTATGCGACCGGCTTTGAGGCCGGGGCGCAGATGGAAGACATGAACAGCGGCACGCTCACCATCAAGCTGAGCGGCACGCTGTAGTAGCAGGAGGCGCGGACTGTGGCTGTTACTCGTGATCAGATCAAGGCCCGGCGTGGCGTTCGCCAGCGTGTCGCTGTGGAGGTGCCGGAGCTCGGCACTGTCTACGTGGCAAAGTTCTCGGCAAAGGACCGCGACCGATTCGAGCAGATGGTGACGGGCGGCAAGGTCGGCGGCAGCGTCAACCTTGACAACGTCCGTGCTCGGTTCGTCACGCTCGTCTGCGTGAACGAAGACGGGACGCGAATGTTTGAGGACTCCGATTCCGAGTGGATTGGCGAGCTCGACACGGACATCGTGCAGGCCATCGTCGATGCTGGGTTCAAGCTCAACGGCATTGGCGCCAACGCAGTGGAGGAGGCGGCGGGAAAATAGAACGCTCGCCGGTTCTCGCGTTCCTGTACCGGCTGGCACTGAAGCTGGGCGAATGGAACGTCGAGGGGCCGGGCGGGCTGGCCGAGACGATGCCCGTCGATCAGTTGTACGGCTGGATGGCCTACTACCTGCTCGAGCCGTGGGGAGACGAGTGGCTCAGAGACGCGGTGCAAATCTCGCAGAGGTACAACGCCAACCGCAGGAAGAACGCACCGCCCAAGAAGCCCGAAGACATGATTCCGGTGCCGAAGAGGGCACAGACGCCAGAGCAGATACTCAACATCTTGAACGCGATCCCGCGGTGATTCATGGCCAACAACTTCGGTCGCGTCAACGTCAGCATCAGCGCCAGTACTGGCGGGCTTTCCGCTGGACTGTCGCGGGCCGGTAAGTCTCTTCGAGCCTTTGCTTCTGGCGTTTCTTCTGTCACGAGCCCTTTTGCTGCCCTCGGCTCCATTGCCAAAAGCACGTTCGGGCAGCTGGCCCTGTTTAGCGTTGCCCGTGGCGTTGTGAGTAGCCTTACCGGGATGGCGTCTTCGGCCGCTGAAGGCGTTGACCAGCTGAGCAAGCTTTCGCGTCGGCTGGGCACTACCTACTCGGAACTGGCTGGTCTAAAGCTTGCTGGCGACTTGGCCGGCGTCGGCATTGACGAAATCGCCAAGGCGATGACGAAGGCTGACGTTGCACTTATCAAGGCACAGAGTGGAAGCAAGGCCGCCAATGCGGCGTTCGCAACTCTTGGACTGACCACTGAACAGCTGTCTGGCATGTCTGCGGCAGACAGGTTTGAGGCGATTGCCTCCGCTATCTCGGCGTTGCCCGACGAGGCCGCAAGATCGGCCGCGGCAATCGCTCTGTTTGGTAAGGCTGGCGCGCAGCTGCTGCCGCTATTTGAGGGTGGTGCGAGCGGCATTCGGCAGGCGCGCGAAGAAGCCGAGCGATTCGGCCTGGCCCTAACTAACGCTCAGGGCCAGAACGTCGAAGAGATGAACGATTCGTTTACTCGCGTCCACTCGGCGATACAAGGAATCGTGCAGCAGGTTATTGCCCACCTGGCTCCCGCGATCGCCGGCATTGCCAAGCAGTTCACCGATTTTGTCGGAAGTGTTGGCGGAGCCAACATCGGCCAGGCGATTGGCGATGCCTTGCTTGATGGTGCTGATTTCCTTGCCCAGGTTGGCGACTACATCATTGCAAACTTCGCGCCGTCCATGTCGGCGGTGTTTGAGTATCTGTCGCAAGTCGGCGAGCAGTGGGCTGGCGTTTTCGATTTTGGAGACGCTCTGGTTAATGGGTTCGTCGGTGCCTTCAAGCTCTTTGAGTTTGTCGGCAACACCATTGGGGGTGCGATATCTGACATTGTGTCCATGCTGCTCCAGGCCGCGAGCGACACGGCCGCACTAATCCCAGGGTTTGGCGATACGGCCGAGGGTTTAAAGCAGTCTGCTGACTATATGGCCAGTCAGGCAGACACCTTTCTGGACTCAGCCAACAAGAACCTGTCCGCCAGCGGCAAGGCGTTTGCTGACGCAATCGATGGCAAGAGCCCAGAGATAGGAAAAGCGATTGCTGCTGGGGCCACTGGGCCACTGCAGGGATTCGTGAGAAAGGCTCGGGAAGCCGCCGAGGCTGCGGCTGCCAGCGTTGACGAAGCAAGCAACAAGCTCGAACAGAAGAAAATAGACGCGCCGCTGATCCGCGATGCTCTTGCGGCATCATCAGCGGAACTGCGGTCTATCGTCGTCGGCACGTCGGAGGGCGAATCGTTCCGCAACATGCTGGCCCGCGGCGGCGACGCCAGGCTTTCGGGAGATCCTGCAAAGGACACCGCCGAGAACACCGAGCGGGCGGCTGACGGCATCGACGACTTGGTGGCACTTGCAGAGCAAAACGGATTCGGCCTCGCGGCGATCAACGTGTAGCCATGGCAATCATCGACGTTCGCCGGCTACGCCGGCTGCAACTCACCGAGACATCCACGGCCAACGGCGCCAAGACGCTGGCTGGCAGCGAAGAACTGCTGATCGTCAGCGACGACGCCACGACGACGTTCTATGACGTAGCGACGGATACGGGCTCTTGGTCAAAGATCGGCGGTGCGATCCCGCGGGTGGGCGACTCCACCACGTTCGCCGGCCAGACGCTTAACGTCACGTCTCGGAAGTTCTCCTACACGGACGAGGAGAACGACCGGCTTATCACGCTGGTCGTCAACTACGAAAGCAAGGAAGCGACTGACGAGGAAGACGAGGAAGACCCAGAGCCCTGGCTGAACATCTCGATTCAGTCCGTCACCTCCACGATGCCGGCCACGGGCTGGGAAACGCTCGGCGATGTTCCCGACTACGACTCTTCCGACGAGGGAAAGCCGGCTGTCAACTCGGCCAAGGAAGCCGTTGATGGCATCACGGAAGAGGTGTCGATGGTCAAGTTGGTCTACACCAACACGCTGGCCACAAGCCCTGACTTCCCGGCCCTGCTGAGCTACGCCAACACGTGCAACAGCGGCACCTATCTCGGGTGCCCAGAGTACACGCTTAAGGTGAACGGCTACTCCGCTGATTACGACCAGAAGAACAGCATCTGGAGCGTCAGCGTTGAGTTCTTGTTCAACCCGAAGGGCTGGCAGATCAAGTACTACGACGTGGGGTTCAACGAGGACGTGAGCGGCGAACGCCGGGCCATTTTGGACAAGGCCAACAATCCTGTCTCAAAGCCCGTGCCGCTGGACGGCAGCGGCCAGGCGTTGCCTATCGGCACAGATCCCATCGAGCGCACGCTGTTCCCGTACAAGGTCGCCGACCTGAACGACATGTTCACCAACTGCGGCATCTAGGAGTTTGCTACATGGCCAATGAAGTTTCCGCCTCGCTCACTCTGTCCGTGCAGAACGGGGCGTACTCCGACAGATTTGCCGCTGGCAACGTGAAGGCTGACCAGGCGTCGCAGCTCGGGGCCGCTGGCGTCGTGACCGTAGGCACGGCCGTGCAGACGCTCGCTATCGCGCCGGTGTCTGTCGCCGGGTATGCCGCCTTCCGCAACCTGAACACGCAGACCAGCGGCACGCACTACATCGCTGTTGGCACGTACGTGGGGACAAACCTGCACGAGTTCGCCAGGCTCGAGCGAAATGCGTCGGCCATCGTGCCGCTGACTCCGTCGATCACCATCGGGCTGTCGGCCGCGACCAGCACGCAGTACACGCAGGCGGCCCGTCTCCAATACCTCGTGCTGTCTCGCTGATGCCATCGGCCTACGGATTCTCCGCTGACGACGCCAAGCGTATCGGCCGGGCCGTGCGTGTGGTGGAGCGTCTGCCGCCAGGCAACCAGACCAGCGGCCCCGTATCGCCTTCTGGTGGCCGCGGCGTGCGGCTGCTGCTGGCCAAGCACGAGGGCACGAACGGCTGGGCGGTAGGGGCCTCGGCGACCGTCACGGTGCACAACGGCCTGCCGATGGCCTCTGCCCTGACGGTGGTGGCGTACAACCAGTTCCTGACGTTCTCCACCACCGACGGCTGCACGACGCGGTGGGTGGCTCTCGGCCACAACGGGGATGGCTGGTACGCGATTGCCCGCGAGCCGGACTGCACGGCAACGTGCTCGATGACGCTGGCGGGGATCAACTTTGCGGCCCTGCCAAACTACACCGCCGAAAACATTCAGCTACTCGGACACTCCGCTGCGGACTCGACGACGAACGAAACGGCGGTTGCGTGCATTCGGTGGTATGACATTACAACTTGCTCAACTTCCACGGCGGCATGACGCTAATCACTTGGAATAATGGTCCGCTGTTCCGCGACGGCTTAGTGGGCACAGAGCAAGCGTGCTGCTGCCCTGGATGTTGCGGAATACCCGCCAACTGCACGCTGACGTTTTACGTTGATGGCGAGGACTTTGTTTACAACCACGAAACCGGCGAATGGATTAGCGTCAATGATCCGACGTACTCATATCCGTTCATTGACTTCGGCAATTGCCAAGAAGAGTCCATGGGGACTGGTGACCCCAAGTACCGGACTTGCTGCCTGAGCGGAAGTTTTGCCGATGTCGTTCTTCAAGAGGGCTGCTTCGATTACTCAGCTCACGTTTACGTTCGCATCAAGTGCGACCAGTGTTGCGACACCGACCCTGTCACGGCGGTTGGGTGCTCGCTAGTGGATGAACATCGCATCACTGTGTCCGAACCCCCGGGAGGGTGCGACCAATACATTCCATCAATCGGCTTTCGGATGGAGTGCGAAGGAGAGGAGTGCAACGAGTTCCCATGATCACGGGCCGCCGTTCCGCCTTCGAGGCCCGATGCCGCCAGCGTGGCACCACGCTCGACGCCGTGCGTGCGTGCATCGTCAGCGAGGACGGCGACACGATCACGGTAGACGAGACGCACCCGGCGTATCCGGTGCCATCGCTACTCCAGAAGGCAGCCAACTTTGCAGCCGCAGCCGCCAAGCACGTAGCTGCTGGAGCCCCGATGGCAAGCGAGGCCGCGGTGCAGAGACGCCACGCCATCTGCACCGCTTGCCCGCACTTCGACGGCAAGGCGTGCGGCCTCTGCGGATGCCCGGTGGCCCGAGAGCGGAAGTGGCTGAGCAAGTTGTCATGGGCCGACCAGCGATGTCCAGACGATCCGCCACGCTGGGGCCCGGTGGAAGGTTGACCGCTCGGCTACGGTGACAAGCGAAAGGGCGACGCCGTGGCCGACGATCACGTCTTTACTTTGAACGGCGACGAGCGATGGCTGCTGCGTTTCACCAAGCTGCAGGGCGCGGCCTACGGGTACACGTTCAGCCAGAAGGCGAAGCACCCCAGGATCATCCTCGACGCCCGCATGCGTGGCCGAAAGAAGCTCGAGGTGCTGGTGCATGAACTGCTGCACGCTCTGAATCCGACACAGAGCGAGGAGCACGTCGAGCAGCAAGGGAAAGACATCGCGCGAGTGCTGTGGAGTCTCGGCTACCGGGAGGTGACGGATGGCTAGATCGGCCGGCACGTTTCGCCGAAAGAACGCCAGCGACCCGTGGCTAGTCACCACGCTTGACGGTGGCGTCACGCGCATCGACTTCGCCAGCCGGCTGTGGGTGCTGCTGTCCAGCGACTGGCACTGGGACAGCGTGAAGTGCGACCGGGCGAAACTTGCAGCGGACCTGCAGAAAGCGAAGCAGATCAACGCCGCCGTCCTGTCCATCGGCGATCACTTCGACGCGATGGGCGGGAAGTACGACCCGAGATCCAACGGCAAGTGGGACGTTCGCCCTGAGTTCCAGCGTGGCAACTACTACGACGATATCGTCACGCAGTGTGCCGAATGGCTAGAGCCATACCGTGAGCAGATGGCCCTGATCACGCCCGGCAACCACGAGACAGCCGTCCGCAAGCGGATGGAAACGTGCC